CGGCAGGAGTATCAGGGGCTGCCGGGGTGGGAGCATCAGAGGCTGGCGCAGCGGCGGCCTCGTGGCCGTCGGGCGCGCGCAGAAAGCGCCCCGCGCGCTGCTCAGCTGGTGACATGCGCATCGCTGTACCTGCGAGCAGACCGGCGGTGATCATTTTGCGAGTCATTTTGTCTTGTCCTTCGGCTGCTTGGCTGTCTTGGCCTTCAGCTGCGCAGCTCGTTCAGCGTGATCGGCCTGTTGCTCGTGGCTATCTTCGGCGTGGCGGCTGGTTTGCAGGTGGTGGTCTGCATCTTGCATACCATGCTGTATATGCTCATCCTCGGCGTGTTGCAAGCGCTGATTATGCTCCCCAACTTGGGTCTCCAAAGCCACGGAATGCCGCTGTTGCCCTTGGGTTAGGTCCTGGTCTTTCTCATAGGGCCTAGCCGCTGCCTCGACCTCGGCCATATGGGCCTTGCTCTCAGCCGCGTTGGCGTCCGCCTCGGCTTGCCGGGCGCGTTGCTTGGCAATTTCGGCATTGCTGGCAGCGGTGTCAGCCTTGGCTACCGCCTCGACCTTTTCGATCTGCCGCATCTCCTCGGCATGTTGAAGCTGCGCAGCGGCCTCTTTAAGCTGCACCTCCTGTACAGCTTGGGCCTGCTCCTCTTCAGGGCTCGGTTCCGTCGGCCCAGCGGCCTCGGCGGCTTCCTTCTGCTCTTGGTCGCTGAGGTACTGCGGCGGAACCAGCTTCTTGAGCCGGGCGGCTATCTCAGTGCTGCCGGGCCAATCCATATGCTCCGCCACCTTATCGCCGATGACCTGCATGAGATCGGGGTTGGTCTGGAGCAGCGCCATCATCGCGTTCAACGCTTCTTCGCGCTGAGTGGCGAACGACGGGCCGGTATCAAGCACGATGTCGTACTTGCCCTCGCATATGTTGATGCTTTCCTTGTTGTTCGGGTTATTGAACTCCACCAGACGGTGCTTCTCGTCCTCACCAACTACCCGCTCAGTGCGCACAGTATCGTAGCAAATGGGTATCATTTGGTTAACGACGTCCCCGACCTCCTGTATGGAGTGGTTGAGGTTATCGTGGTAGATGACCGTCGCGACGTCGCCCTCAGCCTTGCGCGCGTTGATAGCGCGCCCAGAAACCTCGTTGGATTTAATCCCCAGCGACGCATCATGGAGGCCAGTGGTATCCTTGATGTCCTGCTGGTTCATATTGGCTTCGTTAATCAGAGCCGCCGGAATAGGAGCCGGGTCAACGCGATCGGGCTTCGGCTGGCCCTTATTGTGAACCAGCAAAGGATCTCCAGAAGCCGCGTTGCTGCGGAACTCAGCTTCTCGGCCCTCAACAGAGGCTGCGTCGGCAATCCACTGCGCCTGCGGAGCAAGCGCGATACTCTCTGCCGCCTTGGTACGCCAATAGTTCTTCAGGCGCTGAGAGTCTTTCGCGAAGCGAACCAGCCCAAACCGCACCCGGTCCTCGCCGACGCGGATGGTCCGGCCCTCAACGCGGATGATCGGGAGCCGCGTCAAGGGTATTTCGTAGCACTCAGACAAAATGGCAAAGCTGGTTATCAAGTGCATCCGCGCAAATGTACGCACGCTCTTTCGCATCTTGGGCTTGCCGGTGTTTGGGTCCAAAAAGAACCTGCCCTCGTACTGTACCTCGGAACCTTCCGCCGTGATATCCACTACGTCGCCGTTTTGCAGTAGCGCCAGCACGGCGGGCTTCTCAATGAGCTCCCAGAACTCTGTTATACGGACCATGTCCCCCTCGACCCACGTCGTGGAGCGCAGAACATCGTCGGTAAAGCCGAAGCTTCCGCCCGAAGGAACTTTCGAATTGGGGTAGTTGGCTTCGAAGACTTCCTTGGGCAGGTTGTCAATCACAAAACAGTGCTTTGCGTCGCGCGCGGTGGGGTCCACGCTCATTCTGTCCCAGACAACCGCCAAGGGGTTGGGGATGTGCCTTACGCGAATGTCCTGCTCAAAGACATCGTTCTTCGCGTACTCCATATCCACGCGCAGGTTACCGATGCCACAAGTAACTTGGTCCTCACAGGCCATGTCGTAGGCGCGCTCGGCGCGAGAATACAGCTCGATGGATTTTATCAGACCAGCGCGTATGTCCGCGACTTCCTTCGTACCAGACCTGAACGGGCGGACCTTTATCTGGACCTTGTTCATGCGCCGGTCGCCGATGACCTGCCCGACGAACTGAGGCAGCACGTTAATAGTCAGGCACGGGCGGAGCGCGGCGAGGCGGGCGGCCTTGACCTTTTCGTCCCACTGTTCACCAGCGGCGAACTTAAGATCGTCGATTGCCCAGTCGCGGTTTTCCTTGTCGTACCGGCTGTCGGCGTCGTACAGCTTGACGGCGTAATCAAGGAACTTCTGCGCGGTCTCGTAGCCCGGAGGACAATACGTCGGCTCTACGCCAGTATCTTCGTCCTTAATATACTCGAGGGCGTTGCCCGTGTTGTCGTCATACTCAGGCATCTTCGTCTTCCCCGTTGGCTGGCGCAAGGCTCAGCTGTTCAAGCTCGGCCCGTATCGCCGCCACGTTCTGCTCGTAACCGGGCAGCGGCTTACCGTCCCGCCTCGTGCGCGCCTTCAGCCTAGCCTGTAGCTTGTCCACGCGCCTTGTCACACCCAAGCTCATATTCTCATCCATCCCTGCTCTGCGGCGGCCCCAGACAAGGCCAGCACCTGATATTTGGGCTCGTTCCTCTTGGTATAGACCGGCTCGGCGAATGTCAGCACCACGGCGTCCCAGACGTCTGGTGATCTAACGCCTCTTTTTCTCATAGACTCCTTGCTCTCAAGCTGAAGGCGCTGCGCGCTGTCGTACTTGTAAGACGGACCAACCGCATCGGTCTGGAATATGCCCTCGTCAGGCAAATCCACGCCCATGGGGTCTTCAAGCCACTGTTTGGACAGCATCCACATTTCAGCGCGGCGATTTTTAGGGCCGGGGGTAGGAGAGCCGTCGTCAAGCATCATAACCGGCTCCAACGGCTCACCGCCAAAGTTCACGCCGGTTACAATGCGATCATACTTCTCGCCGAAGGACTTCACAAGATCGACCACGCCGCCGCCGATGCCGCCAGCGTCGATGAACATGCGCGCGGGGTCATCCTTGTCGATTATTTGCTTCAGAACGTTCGCGCCCTGCACAACGTCGATCTTTTCAAATGTCTGCTTCTTGAGTATCTTCCTTCCTCTGCGCCACACAATAGCAAAGAGGTCGTCCCCAAAGCGCGAAGGATCCACGCCGATGACCAAAGGCCCCAGCGGATCCTCAATAACGAATTTGCGCGCCCGCAAGACCAGATTACTCTTGATAAAGGAGTCGTGGCCCGTCGCTTGGAATGCTTCCTCAGCGGTGGCGGGGTATTCCTGCATAAAGAGCATAGGGTCTTTGAGCTCCGCCACCTTCATTCTGCGCCAGCACATCTGCTCGTCGTCTAGCTCGTGCAGCTTGGCATACTCGGCCTCGGAGACGTCCTCGCCGAGCATTTTGTCGTGCCGCAGATGAAATCCAGGAGGCGGAGCGCGCCTGTACGCCGGTTCCCAGAACCACGGAGAGAAAATAGCGATATAGTCGCCAATCCCGGCCTCAGCCTGCTGCCAACGCTCGTAGAATTCGCCCACGACGCCGTTCGCAGTGCTTTCCAGAATAACTTCAGTGCCCGGAAGATCCGGGATGGCCTGCATAACACCGGCAAAGTGATCTTTGGCGTTCGGCCAGAACGCCACTTCGCTTCCATGAAAGAGGGTAATGGTTTTGGAACGCCCGACGGCCTTCTGCCCAGCCGTAGCGACGCCGTATCCGCTGTCCAACTTGTCGAACAGGAGCTCCTTCGCGTTCGCCGCGCCCGTGTGTGGCTTCAGCGGCGAGTGCAGGTGATAACGGGCGACCATATTGAACAGGTTGTCCGTCGCGGCCTGCTCGTGCGTCAGGATAAAGACTGATACGCCGTGGTTCAGGCTCGCCTTCCAATAAAAGCGCCCCGCCACGTAGGTGCTGAAGCCCTGCTGCCGCGCCTTGAGAATGAGAGCGCGCACCTTGCCGGTCTCAGCGCGCTGCTTCTCCATCATGTGGTGCGCGTACAACTGCGCCTTGTTGAACTGGAAGCTGCTGATGGACCCAGCCTTGGTCTTGATCTTCAGACACAGCCGCGCGTACTCAGGATACTCACCCTTGAGCTTGCTCAGAAATTCAAGTTGCTCAAGCTCGTTCATATCACTGCCCGTTGGGATTCGTCGCCGCGTCGAGCGCTTCGCGTATCTTGTTGAACATGTTGCTGGGATGGATGGCCGTGGCTTGGTCCCACGCTTCCCGCAAAGTGCGCGGATGATTGGGGTTGGCCGCGCCGGGCGTCCGCACTTGCTGCTGCCGAGCCCAATCCATCATTTGCGTGTAGCTGCTGAATCCGCGCTGCCGGGCCAAGGCTTCCTGCTGCCGGGATGCGTCCGCGTTGTCCACACCGGGCGCGGCCACTCCACTCGCTCCGCCCATGGCGGGGATGCTTCCCAACTTGTCGGCGGCCACAGATAAAAAGTTCATCTCGTCATCTCCTAGTTGATATAATCGTCGGGGCCGGGCGCTTCGCCGTCGTCCTGATCAATTATCTGGTGGCGGGCCTCTGTCAGTATGTCTGAGCCGATTTGGAACGCGGCCTCACCCACTGATAATTCCTCGCGCGTCGCCAGCTTTGCAAGCAGCGCCTCCAGCGGTATCTGGGCTGAGAGCTCCACAGACTCCTTCGGTATCAGGCGCGCCCACAGGCGGTAGAACTCAGTCGGGTTCTTGCGCCCCCACACCACCAGCGCGGGCACGCCGCCCATAAGATCAAAGGCGAGGGTAAGGTTCTCACGGGCCGCCGTTATGGTCTTGGGTGAGTGCTTTGCGGCTTTGGATTGTTGTAGCTCCGCCTTGCCCACTCGTAGTTTCTCAGCTTCGATGAGAGCTGCGAAGTCTTCTTCGCTATCGGCGCCATCCTTGAGAGACTCGACCGACACAGCCTTGGCGTGTTTCTCACGGCGGCGCTTGAGGCTCTCCTCATGCTGCTTCCGCTTCTTGGGGTCGGCTATCGTCTTGCGGGGGCGGCTCACGGGCGTCTCTCTATTTTGTTTGTGAGGAACTCGACGCGCTTGAGCAGCCCGGCCTTGAACTGGCGCGCGTGGTACTTCTTCGTATCCTCGGAGACTGAGTGTACAAGGTCTGTCGTTCCTCGGGGATCGGAGTGGGCGGCCACTATGATCACCATTATTTTCTTGTCTGCGCGCTCGAGTAGGGAGACGAGGGTCTGGGCCTCTTCGGCTGCCACCTGTTCCCACGCCGCTTGATCTGTGAACGCGCTGAGGTGGTTTGGGGTGAGCGGGCGCGTCACTGAGCGGGCCTTGTTGGCGCTGTCTTCTTTGATGCTCGGCGGCTTCGGGGCTTG